TTTCAGATTCGTCTTTCACAATTTCTAAAGCCATTTCATAAAAGGATTTAACTTCACCTCTGCCTATGTTATAAACACCTGAACGAGCCTGTTTCATAGCGTTCATTGTCATCCATACAGCATCTTCAACGTGAACAAAATCACGATAGAATTCCTCTGAACCTTGGAAGAGTTTGATACATCCGCTTCTGTTATATTGTTCTGTCATCCAGCATAGTGGTGATTTTTGGCCGTCTTTGTGTTGCTCGTGAGTTCCGTCTGATATAACATTAAAGTATCTCAAACCAACAATTTTATCTTCTGCAACTGTTTGAAATTTACGACTATATTTGTCTGCTTGAAGTTTGCTTAAAGCATAGTAACTTTGTGGAGTATAATCATCCGAGGCATCATCAAAAGTACCCCACTCTTTAGTTTGCTCACCATATACGGCCGCCGATGAGGCATAGACCATAGGAACTTTGTGCATATGACAAAGGTCCATAAGATTGGCTGTATACTGATAATTATTTTCCATCAGATATTTCCCATCAGAACACGATGTTGAACTTTCAGCACCAAGGTGATAGAGTGATTCTACCATCTCATTCTTTGCCATAAAAGCAAACAATTCCATAAACTTACTTTTATCTGTGTAGTCTTGATACTTCAGATATTTAATATTATGTATTTTTCGTGGGTCAGTTAAATCATCAACAAGAAGAATATTTTCTTTCCCTTGATTATTCAGTGCCTTAATCAAATGTGTGCCAATAAATCCAGCACCACCAGTAACGATAATTATTTTATCTTGTACGGCTTTATTCCGTTCTGCGACTTCTTCGTCTGACAATGTACTCGGCTCACCTGTCATCGGCATCGCTACAACATTGTCCAAAACGGGCAACGGTTTCGGCTCGGGTTCTCCCTGGACGGGAGCGGCCAATTCTGAAACGTCTTTTCCAGAACCGTGTGCTAAAGAATCAATTTTAACTTTAACTACTTCATCAGGAAGTTTATCTATAATTCGTTCTCTCTTCCCACCACCCTCTTCTTTAGGAAGTTCTTCTATAATTCGTTCTCTTTTAGCCATTGTCTTTCTCCTTGTTTTTTACTTCAACAATTGTATTTATATCTGGGAGATACAAATATTCTATATCGCTATCTCGTAGGGTTCTAATAGCATCATCAATCGTTTCAACAAGGGGTTCTCCACCTAGATTGAAAGACGTATTGAATATAATTGGTATGCCAGTTTCCTCATAAAATTTTTGAATGATTTCATAGTAGATTGGATTCTGGTGTTCTTTGACTGTCTGTATTCTACAAGTTCCGTCTACGTGAATAATAGCAGGGATTTGTTCTGCAACACCTTCTTGACAGTACATAGCATACATCATATGAGGAGATTCTTCCATACCTCTCATATCAAACCAATCGTGTGCGTGTTCGTGAAGAATTGACCCAGCGAACGGACGGAAGTATTCTCTATGTTTAACCGAGTTCACATAATCTTTCCCGTCAAGCGTCCGCGGGTCATATAGGATAGAACGATTGCCCAAAGCCCTTGGACCAATCTCGCTCTGACCTTGGAACAACGATACGATGTTCCCCTTCAAAATCAATTTAACAGCATCTTCCGTGTATTGGTTATTGTAAACGCCACTGGCATCATATTTTTTCGCAACTTTAACAACTTCTTCTTCAGTATGTATCTGTGAGGGTCCTAGAAACAGGGATTCTCCAAATGGTCTTACTGTCTCATCTTTAGTTAATGAATAGTGACATAGTAGTGCGGCCCCGATAGCGGTACCAGCATCGCTTGAAACTGGCTCTACATAAAGATTTATGCCTTCGTCTTTTAGTTCGCCAAGATACCAATAGTTAGCGACACAATTAAGTCCATAACCACCAGAAAGAACAACATTCTTGTTGCCACTCATTTTAACTGCTTTACGAATTAAATCAAGAACCATTTGCTGTGATTCAGTCTGAACGGCAAATGCCATATCTCTACGATTATCAAGTAGTGTCACATCAGCATCTTCTTTTTCTAAGCCAACATTTAATTTTTTAAAACGACCAGCATTTACTAATGCTCCGTTTGGATATGTAGGAATAATTAAATTTCTGTCTGTAGTTTTCCAATCACTTCCACGTGGTGTTGAATATATGTTTGGAAAGTAATCTACTAATCCACCATATGGAAATAACCCCATAGTCTTACCTGCTTCGATAGGTGACCAACCACAATATTGCGTTACGGCTTCATATGCTTTTACGATGCCCGCAGAATCATCAATAATTAATTCGTGAGTTCCTTCCTCGCCCTCTCTTTCAGAACTATATTCTAGGTTGTGATAACTTGGAAATGGCCCTCTACCACCTTGATGTTTATAGAGAGTCTTAAAATTATCTGGATACTCACATTCAAGTATTGTTTCTAATTCCCAGACCATCATTTCTTCGTTATTCATTTGCATTGGAATAAATGTTCCAGCACCATCTACAATAACTGCAACAGCAGAAGAAAAACCAGACCTATAGAATGCACAAGAGGCGTGCATTTTATGGTGCCATTTGTGCATATCTAATACTTGGTCTGGCTTTTCAATCAGTCTTAGTTTTCGTGCCAATCCGGCATAAATATTATCTCCACTATAATCTAGTCGGCTCTCGTCGGGTTGTGTATGAGCAATTACTAGATAATCCAACTTGTCTGTATAGTCAAGTATTTTAGTCATAGAGGCTAATGGGGCGCCATCGTATTTAAATCGACTCAAACGCTCTTCTTCTACAGAGAAAACAATTTCTCCATCTTTCAATAAACAAACGCCACCATTATGGCCTCTGGCTATACCTGCAATCCACTGACTCATTTTTTTACTCCATTATGTAATTTAATTAGAATATGTAATTCTGGCATATAACAATATTCCATTTCAGAATCATTTAAAACTTTCAGTGCATCATCAATAGTTTCTACTAGTGGTTCGCCTGCTAGATTAAATGAAGTGTTAAACAATATTGGTACACCAGCAATTTTATGAAACTCTTCAATGAGTCTATAAAAATGCTTATTTCCTTCTTCAGTAACCGTTTGTACTCTACACGTATTATCTATATGTAACACGGATGGTATTTGGCCAACCACATCATCGTGAGCATCCACGGAATACATCATATTTGGTGATTCTTTTAGTTCTCTCATATCAAACCAATCGTGGACATACTCTTTTAATACTGCACCTGCAAATGGTCTGAAATATTCTCTGCCTTTTACTTTATTTACTATGTCTTTACCATTCTCTATAGTTGGATTGAATAGTATACTTCTATTGCCTAATGCTCTCGGGCCGATTTCGCTTCGCCCTTGAAATATAGAAACAATATGTCCATTCTGAATTAACTGGGCAACATCTCCCGCGGTACACTCATTAACATAACAATCGTAATATTTCTCAACTTTTTGGTGGATGTCATTGACAGTATAATTATATTCTGGACCTAGAAATAAATTATCATTTCTTTTTCTGGCCGTTGGTAATCCGAGTGCGTTTTCTTTCTTTAACATATAATGATACAGTAGGGCCGCACCTGAGGCGGTACCAGCATCAGACGAGTTTGGCTCTACATACAAATTAATACCGAGGTCATTTAGTTTATTCAAGTAGTAATAATTAGAAACACAATTGAGTGCATAACCACCACTTAATACAACATTCTTATTGTCGCTCATTTCGGATGCTTTGATGATTAAATTTAAAACTTGTTCCTGTGTTTCTTTCTGTACTTTGTATGCCATATCTCTTCTAAGATTAGATTCGGATAAATCGTCATTCCAATCCATATCATCTAAAAACTCAAATTCCTTTTTACTTATATTAAGACTTGTACGATGTGGGTATTGTGCTTTTATCAAATCTTTATTGGATGTACCATTACGAAACAGGTCAGGTATTTTATCATTTGGAGAGCCAAATGCAGATAATCCCATTGTTTTTCCACATTCGTTTATGTGAAATCCACAATAATCTGTGACAGCATCCCAAACTTTTCCAATTCCAGCGCCATCGTCTGCTTCTAATATAAATGTTTCATCTAATTGTTCATCGTTCATTTTTTTAATATAATAACTTCTTCCCTTATCGCATCCCATTTTCTTATATAGAGATGTAATTCCTTTTGTATAGGAACAGTCGAAAATAGATTCTATTTCAAAATATAGACCTGATTCTTTATCACTTCCGAGTCCTTGGAGACTACCACAACTATCTACAATGACACTTGCGGCCGTTTTAAATCCAGAATTATAGAAAGCAATCGCTGTATGGAGTCTATGGTGATTATCAAACATATCAATAACCTGAGGCGATGGAACATCGGTCTCCCCATCTTTTGGTTGTTCAATTAACCCCAATCGTCTTGCGATTCCTTGATATAATGGCTCTCTGCTGTAATCAATATCCCTTTTTGGCTGATTCGGGTACGATTGCAGGCTAGCAACTACCAGATAATCAATCTTATCTGTATAGTCTAAGATTTTCATCATACTAAGTATGGGTCCGCCATCGTGTTTAGACCTAGAAAGCCGTTCTTCTTCTATAGAAAAAACAACTTCACCGTCTTTTAATAAACAAACACCAGCGTTATGACCGCAGGCAATACCAGCAATCCACTGGCTCATATCTTATGTCTCCAATAAATTTGTTGTGTTGAAATCATAGTTCGGTAAATCTTTGGGTTTTTGTTCTTCTGTAGTTGTCGGCGCTGGCGTACCACAGCATTGATTTTCTTGACTTGGCTCAAATTTGCCAGAGAATGGTTTTGATTCTCCTAAGAATTCTACACAAGAGTCTACGACTCTCTTTTCTTCCAGAGTTTCCAACATCATTATCTTATCATTACCCCTATCTATCTCATCATCCATAGTTAGTCTGATAGGAGAATATTCTCTTCCCTTCTCGTGACCAAAATCTATGACATCAAAATCGTCATCATCAAGATAAGTGATATTGATAGGTACAGTAGAACCAACAACAACTGTCGCTGTTTTGCCCAATGCTTTAGCAATATGTTGTCCAACAGAATCGCAACCCAAGAAATGGTCCGCTGAATTAATCATCGAAGCCCATAGTCGGAGATTGGGTTCTTTTGGAAATGCTATTGGATGTTTCTCGTTTTGGGGTATTTGAAAAGGAATTTCGCTCATTATAATTACTGCATACTTCTCACGGAGTATACCAACAATATTAGAAATATTTCCAAGTTCAAAAGAACGGGATGTACCATCTACGAGGTGTTCTCCCATTTTGGTGATAGTACGGCCAAACGGCTGAATAATTATAGCCTTGTCTTTATTAAGACCCGATTTGATTTCTTGGATAGTTTGATATCCAGTAACAGTCTCCATTTTGTTTAATGTGACAGTTGGTACTGGAAGTTCTCGTGGGTCCTCTAGACCATTGATTTCGATATCAAATGCTTGAGCAAGAGAACATTGTTGGTTGTAGTATTCGTTTACACGATAGGGCTCAGGAGATACGGCATCTTTGTCTCTGATAGTTTCAAAGAGTCCTTTGTGCCATACTTCATATGCGTGTTTATGGAGGATTGGGTGTCCTCTGTAGAAATCCATTCCTGCTTCACAAACAATAACAAAGTCAGCATCACCTGATTCCTCGTGATATTTTTCCAATGCAGGGATTGATGATAGCACACGACCGGCACCACCATTAATAAAGAAAGCCTTTGAACGACTCGGTTTCATCACTTCACCTCACTTGTTTAATTACCTAAAATTACGACTATTATAACATAATCAGTACCACTTGTCAAGTATTTATACGCAATAAAAAAAGGGCTCCCACTAGGGAAGCCCTCAATATACTACTTAATTATTCTTACTCGTCAACACCAGTGATAGGCGTTAATTGTCCAATTGCATCATTATCGGCCGCTGTGCGGTCTGCAATCATAATGATTTCGTGTTCCGGGTCTTCGTTCCGAGGATACGGGTCATCATACTCTCCGTCTGGGTCAGTTGGCCATCTAACCATATGGTTAGGTACTGCGGCCCAATCTGCAGGAATATCCCTCAATTTCTGACGATAAGCCAACCATTTTGCTTTGACTTCATCAGGCATATCTTCAGCGATTCGTGAATCAGACTGCTTCAATTTAGCGTTACGCTCTTCCCTAATAAACTCGTCAGTACGTCTACGATAATCAGACCTAAACACTAGAGGTTTAGTATAGTCATCGACAATATCATTTTCTGAAAAAATCATTCGTGGGTCAGATGGGTCAACTATTACAATATTGTCATCTTCGACTGGTCCGACTGCAACTTCATAAAGTTTTCTCTCTGCAAAGCCACCGAAGAGAAGTCCGATTTTAATCGCATTCTCATCTGTGTCTGCGTTAATTTCTTTAACTTCGCAATTCAAAGGAACAGGTTGCTCTGTATAGTCGTCTTTGTCCCAAGTCTGTTCAATATCTTGCGACTCTTTGTCAATCCACAGGATTAGAGTTGAAGGGCCATCATAACTCTGCGTAGACGTTTTACCTAACGCTTTAGTCGGTGTTAGCATCTCGAACTCGTCTGGTAAGTCGTAAGTTACGATTTTTTGTACGTGTGCCATTTTATTCTATCTCCTAAAATTATTTATTGATAAGTCACTTTGACTAATCCACCTGCTCCGAAACCACCTACACAAGGAGTTCCTGCACCGAGTGAATTTCCTGCGCCGCCACCACCTGGAAAGGCCGAGTGAGCATTACAACAAGCAACGCCACCAGTACACCACTGTTTACCAATACCAGAACCTGAGACTGTGAATGGTCCCGCAGGGCCACCAGTTGTGGTTCCTATATGAGTACAACAGTCATATTCTTTGTGAAATGCTGAATTGATACCTCTGAAACACATATCGCCGCCGTGTGTCGCTTCGTTACAGTTATGTGATACCCAACCTGCATTGAAGTTACCTCTATCACATTGAACATTACCAATGTGACAGTTATAACAGTTAGACATAACATCCCAAGAAGTAGAACCACCGTGACCGCCAATCGCACAAAAGTTTGATAAGCCAGGGCCGTTTACATAAGATGTACAACCGTGTCTACACGCTCTGTTACAAGTTGTGCAACAAGAACACTGTGAAGTGCCA